GCGCGTTTCATATCCTTCCGAGCAAGGTGCTCGTCCAAACGTTTACCGCACCATGTCTCCAGATCCTCACCCCATCCCTCTGGAAAGAGTTCGCATGGTGCTTCCCGAGGAAATAAGTTCTCATCATTAAAAGCCTCGGTCACTTCACGCATGACCTTGGGCCAATCGCCCTTGTACTTGGGATCTCGATCCACCCGATCAGGGCCACCGTGTCCTTCGTTGCTGACATATGCGAACGACTTACCGTCCACATAAAGTTTGGCTTGATAACAGGCAGTCTCTTGGCTTGCCCATTCAGAATACTTGATTGCTTTTAATTGTAATTGATGTGCCATTATACGGCCTCCTCTTCTGGTGTCCAAGTTGTGTCCACCCCATCGATGAACGTGCCTTCATACATCATGCCCTCGTCTTGGTATGATGCATCTACAATGATGCCCATGTCATGAAGCTTCTCCCAAACTTTGATCGGTGGGCTCCATGCAGTCTCGCAGTTAAATTGAAAACTAACTTCCGCGTCACGTTCTAAAACGTCAGGGTCAGAAATCTCTTGGCTTATTTCTACACTGTAGATGTCCCACTTGGTGTCCCAGTTATCGAGACGCCATTGATACCATGCAGGAGTATGGGTCGCACCTTCGATATTGTCCTGAGACCAAACCTCGAAAGGCATTGGACAAATAGTCTGGCATAAAGTTTCGTTTTTCACAGCTTCATATATATGAGCCATGAGATATTGTGGTCCAGTAAGATGAACCTGTTGTGCTGTGTGATTAGGCATGTGAGCCTCCTTGTTGATTGAATAGTTGAACCGCTTTGGCGAATCCTCGCGGCGTTGCACTGCGTATATCTTTTGTCCTTTTGGACTTGCCCCCAAGCTTCATCATGGCGGTGCTATAACCATTACCATGATAACGCTCTGGGTCAACAGATACCTTGGTGGGCATACGAAAGTTATTACCAGTCCATAAACAAGTTTTCTTTTTGTATGCATCCCGAGGCGCAATGTACTCAGGCCATCGAGGGTGCTCTGCGGCATTGTCCTCGATGTATCCCCCATACTCATATGGGTGGAATGAATAGTCAGGTTTACGCCACTTGGTAGCCAAAACACTGACAGGATTTTCTATAAAATATGGGACGCCAAGGTCCTCATAAAATCTGGCACAAGTCATGGCATGATTAACAGCCTCATCTTGAAACCATGGGTTGGCCTCTGCTTTTTTCTTGAACCATGCCGCGCCCGAAACCGCGAGGTCTGTGCAAACAGGGAAGGCCATGCCAAAAATAACAGGCTGATTCATGAAAGGCAGAGTTCTTTTTATATCAGCAAAACTCTGCGGATCATGCAAATCTGCATAGTGATACTCAATCGACCCATTCCCGATCCTGTGATAATATTCTTTTGTGATCTCATGTGGATCATGCTGAATATCAAAGGCATAACATTCGTGTCCGGCATCAGCCCAAGGTTTCAATGCCTCGCCTGTGTAATCATACAAACTTAATACAACGCCCATTAGTCTCCCCCTTCCCTGTGCCAACACTCTTTCAAGTGCGCCTCTTCTGCTACTTCCCAACGCGCCATGAAATTTGTGATCCACTTGCTTTGCTTCGGAGTAAGCTTGTGCTCACACAACAACTCCATAGCATCTACGCATTCAAAACCCTGTGCCTTGCACCACCGAGCATACTTGTCATGTAATCTGTGGATCATGCTCATACGTTTACTCCCTCGATCTTAATGTAAGGAAGAAAAGTTCCATTAATTATATTGAATGTAGCCTCGTAGTGAGTGTACCCATAGAATAACTCATCAAGATACTTGCCATTTAAGTCGATGATAGGACGCGACTCGGTCCCTGCAACACGGTGCTTGCCGTAGTATGGGTCAGCAATCAGTTCCATTTTTACATATTTTAATTCTTGGTGCATGACCCTTGAGAACACGCGCCCTCTTCTGAAACCAAAGTCCAAGAGCATCTTGCCCTCGATCCACACACGCTTGTGTCCACGATTGCTTCCGATCTTGTAGGTTTTCTTTACATCATGCCCATATACAAATTCGTGTTTGTCTGTCATAGTTGAACCTCATAATTGAATTGTTGATATTACACAAGTTAATCAAGAGGATGCTTGTAGTCAAGTTTTATTTTTGGGGGGATAGTACGTCGAGTTACACTATAGGCATATTCTCCAGAAAAAAAGTAAAAAAGTTTTTATCCATTCAAATATGACGTAATAAACGTACTAAACGTACTCTTAAAAATAAACAGTAATGTTTACAACCCTCTAAGTAGCCCATGAGGGAGTACGTTTGGCAGTACGTTAGTACGTTTCTCTGGAGAAAACTCCTATATAGGAAAGATGGACATCATCCGGTCTATGGTTTATCTTGTTGGTAATACACAACGAGGAACATCATGTCGATGCAGGAAAAGATAGAAGACGGGGAAGAACGTGTCCTCACTAACAGGCAAAAAACTTTCGCTAGGTTTATTGTTGAAGGCATCTACTCGAATGCCGAGGCCGCGAGGAAAGCAGGGTTCGCAGAATCAACAGCCAGTAAACATGCATCCCTACTGTTAAATGGCAGGGACTATCCGCATGTGCTCGAGTATATTCAAGAAATGAGAGAGGAACGAGAACGCAGATATGGCGTGTCAACTCTCGGTCAACTCGAAAGGCTGTACAAATTATCGGTTGGCGCTGAAGAAAACGGTCAATTTTCTGCGGCTATTAATGCTGAGAAAATCCGCTCCGCATTGGGTGGTTTAACTGTTGATCGAAGAGAGCAAGTGAACACCATTGATCAGCTATCTCGAGACGAAATTGTTGGACGTTTAGCAGACCTCCAAAAGAAATATCCCCAAGCTTTTGAGATCGAGGGGACAGCAAAGGATATTACACCACATGAGCAAGGGACCAGAGGCGAACTTTTGGAACACATTGAGGTCGAATCTGCCTCCGAAATGTCAAGCGACAAGGATTGAAAACAAACATGGGGGCGGTGTTCCTGATGTACATTTAATCTGGGATGGCTTGCCTTGTTGGATCGAACTAAAGGTATCTAAAGGAAATGCTGTAAAACTCTCTGCTCATCAAGTCGCGTGGAATACAGTGTATTGGGCTCGAGGTGGTGCAAATTTCATCTTAGTAAAGAGGTCCTCTGAGCGTGACCTACTTTTATTTGAGGGGGGTCAAAGCGCCCAACTTGTGGAAAAAGGGCTGTCTGGAACCGTTGGTTCGAGGTTCGTGGGCCCTGCGCCTTTATTCGAAGGTCTGCGGCCCCGACTTCTGGCCCGATACTCTGCGGCTCTGCGCCCTGCGCCCTAGTTTTTTGGTCTGCGGCTCCGCTGCCCTGCGGGTCTGCGGCCCCATGTTATTCGCATCTATTATGCAGCGCAATAAAAAAGGGGCCGAAGCCCCTTTCCCTAGTGTTCTACTATCGCGATTGATTTTGCTAGGCTCGAGCCCTTGCATAGTTTGCAAGCTGTGCATTGGACGCGGCGTCCTGCTTCTTTCGACGCGGGGCAAAGTGTCTCTTTTGTTTTGTCGAGATCCTCTAATCCTGTGATAACTCGGAATGTGCGCCGACCCTCGGACCAATGCGCTGCCGCTTGTTCGTGAGTGTCCGCGCTTTGCATCGCGATATCTGGACGCCAACCGCTTTGATGTGAATAGGCTGTGAAAGTGTCCGCCTCTGCTAGTAGATCCTCCCACACTGACGCGGGACACGCTGCCGGATCCCCGTAGGTCCCAACGCGAACAAAACGTCCGCGTCCCATGTCGCGAGCGCTGCCGGTTTTGTATACGCCACGTTGAAAAGCTTTCCAGACAATCAAAACACCTTGCCCAAGGTTAACGTAGCACTTGCGATTCTTGGCTATTTTGCGGACGGGATCTGTTGTTGGTGTCCCTCGCATAACGCAATCGCCGCAGATTGTAGAGTCTGCGCCTGTTTTGCTTGCCTCGAGTGGGTTTATGTCACGGCATAAAATGTAAGTTTGCACAACATGCCCTGTCTTTTTGTTTCTGTTTGAATATGTCGCGATTACGACAATCGGTTGACCATCCAAGAGGCTCGGCCCATTGTAGATGATTGCACTTTTCATAATTGAAATCCTTTTTGTTGAGTTGAGTTTATATGTTAGCAGAATACAAGTTAAATACAAGTTAAAAGTTTATCAACAAAGCTCTGCGGTCTTGTTGCTCTGCGGCTCTGCGGCCCCGTCTCTCTCTTTCATTGTCTGTCTTTCCGCTGCCAAATGAAAGGGGCCCCGTAGGGCCCCAGATCTTAGTTAAATCTTT